TGACCGTTTAGTATTTTGTTTATCTCAAAAAGAAGACATAAAGGCTGAAGAACAAAAGCCAGTATTGATTTGTGTAATGGATCCGAAATATTTAAATAAATATTATGTTAAAATTTAAAGAATTAATAAATGAAGATAAAAATACGCACATGGAACACCTTGAGGATGAGATTATCAACAATGGTGTCGAAGGTGCGACAACAGTAATAAGGTTTTTAGATTCCTTGAAAAATATGTTATCAGGTGGAAAAAAGAAAACCAATATTACTGTTAAGTGGGATGGAGCTCCAGCAATTTTTGCTGGAATCAATCCAGAGAACGGAAAGTTTTTCGTCGCAATAAAAGCATTGTTTAATAAGTCCCCCAAAATAAATTATACGGTAGCTGACATTAAAGCTAATCATGGTTCAGGTGGGCCTTCAGATAAAATAAAACTTGCGCTGAAACACTTACCGGCTCTTGGAATGGATGATGGAGTCTATCAAGGTGATATAATGTTTTCTAAAGGTGATTTGAAAAAACAAACAATAGATGGTGAAAGTTGTTTGACGTTTACACCAAATACTATCACCTATGCTGTTCCAGAAGATAGTGATTTGGCTTCCGATATGAGGAAGGCAAGTCTTGGAGTGGTGTGGCACACAAAGTATACAGGAAACAGTATTGCTGATTTGAAAGCATCTTATGGTGTTGATTCAAGTCAATTTAATAAAAGTACAAAAGTTTGGTTTGATGATGCATATGTAGATACTGCAAACGCAGCTACGTTTTCTTCAAGTGAAACAAAAACACTTGAGGGAAAAATAAATATGATTTCTGGTGCAGCTAAAAAAGCTGGAAGTTTTTTAAATGAGTTAGGTAAAGATAAAACTAAATGGGGATTAGCTCCACTTATGAAAATCTTTTTTAATTCAAAAATTCGTGATGGTGCAAAAATATCTGATACTAAAAAACTTGTTAAAGAATTTGAAAAATATTATTCAGATAGATTAAATAAAGAAATAGATTCTAAAAAGACTGAACGAGGAAAATCGGGATATAGAACTATTCAAAGTGATTCTAAAAAGATTTTAAAGAAATTCAAAGACGAATTATATTTTACAATGGCCACTTACTTGGGAATACTTGAAGCAAAAGAAATGGTCATTAGAAAATTGGAAACCATAAAAGGTATTGGTACGTTTTTAAAAACTAAGAATGGGTATAAAGTAACAGCACCAGAAGGTTTTGTTGCTATTGATACAAAAGGTGGTGCAGTTAAATTAGTTGATAGACTAACTTTTTCCCATGCAAATTTTACTATTGCAAAAGATTGGGTTAAGGGTTGAAATATTTTACAAAATTACCTTTAATATTTGATGAAGAAAAACTTGTAGAAGCATTGGAACAGGTTTTAGAGATTGCTCCATGGCCTGATGAAGTTTTGAATGCTGATAAAAAATATCATCAAATATGTTTAACACAAAAACAAGGTGAAAAAGCACCAGATTGTTTTTATCAAGGTAATGGTGGTGTCTATCGTACAATGGTAGATGGACAAGAAGTTATAAGACAGCAAGAATTGGATGAAAGAGATTATAGTCTTTTTGTTCCAGAGTTGAATCATACATATTTTAAAGAAGTATATGATACATTAAAAGAATATGTTGATGTTAATTATGAAGGTGAATTGGGTCGTGTACGTTTAATTAAATCAAAACCAAGAACAGCATTATCATGGCATCGTGACCCAGAAGCAAGACTTCATGTTCCTATCATTACGAATATAGGTTCTAAAATGATAATAGAGGATGAAGTAAAACATTTACCTGTCGGAAGAGCTTGGTATACGAACACAGTTCATTATCATAGTCAGTTTAATGGTGGTGAAGAAGATCGTATTCATTTAGTAACTTCCATTAATCGCAAATCTTCATGGTGGAGAATGGGATAATGTTAGAAGATTTAAAAGAACTCAGAAGAATACTAGATAGATTTATAGCTAAGTATGAAAAAGAAGCTATATATTGTGTAGGGCAATTAGAAGTAGATAGAGAAGATGAAGATGATAATAATGGTAACAATTTAACCAAGGAAGGATTCTGGAACGGGAATGACATCTATTAGATCAAGGTATTGTGCAAGGTGTGATGCAAAAATAAAGTGGGAGTGTAAATGTCCAAATCATTTACATATGGTCTGGCAAAGAAAAAACGTATTTCATTCTGGTAAACGATATAAAGGAAAAGATGCTTGGAAAAAAGTTTATTCTGATGAAATTGAATATAAAGGGGATTCAAAATGAAAACATTTAAGGGTTTTATAAAAGAAGGCTCAAAGGAAGAATATAACAAGCTTTTTGATAAAAAGTTGAAAAAATATGGAGTTGATAGTCCTGAAGATTTGTCTGATGAAGAAAAGAAAAAGTTTTATAATGAAATAGATGCAGAATGGAATTCTGATGATGAAAAGGGAAAAGATGGGAAAGTTGAAACATATGTAAAGGAATTTATCAAAAAAGATGGTGCAAGGCGTCGTGTTTCTGGTGGTGATGGTCGTAAAAATAAAAAATCGAAAAATGAAATGGAAGGTGATTGTGGCGACCATGATGAGGATGAAGAAGAATGAAAGGTTTTGGAACATTTATAAAAGAAAATTGGAAAGATGAAGCTACTGAGTTAAAGCTATTCATTGATAATGATGCAAACCTTTATCGTCAAAGACTGGTTCCTATTGTAAAGAATATCCAGAAGAAAATGAAGTCTGGAAAGTATGACCATAAGAAAGCTCCTAAACTTTGGAAGTATCTTGTTGATGATGGTGCAAAGAAATATGCTAAAGAATTTCCTGGCGTTAAGTTTAATAGAAAAGTTAAAGACTACGTTGCACAAGAATATGCAGATGAATATAAAGATGAAATTGAAGCTCAAGATGGAAAGATGTTCTAATGAAAACTTATCGTTCTTTTATAAAAGAAGATAAATATAAAAAGACAGATGGTACATGGTCTAATAATTATGTTCCAAGAGTTGCGGAGTTCAAAGAAAAATACAAGACAGCTGTTTTTTCTTTTGGTAGAATGAATCCCCCTACCATTGGACACGGAAAACTTATTGCTAAAGTCGTTAGTGTTGCAAAGAAAGAAAGAGCAACACCTATTGTATTTCCTTCAAAGACAGAAGATAAAAAGAAAAACCCTTTGTCATTTAAAACAAAAGTGAAAGTATTGAGAGATGTTTTTGGTAATGTTATAAATACTGATACATCAATAAAAACACCCTTTGATGTATTAGAAAAGCTAAATAATGATAAGTATGAAAAAGTTATTTTCGTAGTTGGTAGTGATCGAGTAAACGAATTTAAACGTAACATGAGTCGATTCATTAAAAGTGATCTCGACAATATAAAAGATTTTTCAGTTGTCTCAGCAGGAGATCGTGATCCAGACGCTGAGGGTGTTTCGGGAATGTCTGGTTCTAAGATGCGAGATTTTGTTATTAAGGATAAGTTTAGCAAGTTCAAGGAAGGACTTTTGACGAAGAACGCTAGACTGGCAAAAACCGTTTTCAATGAAATCGGTAAAAAATTAAAAATCAAAAAGGAGAGTTACAATGCATCCATATCTAGTTAAAGCACTTTGGTTTTTGGCTGGTTGGGCAGTAGCAGGTTATTTGTATCACTAAATTTAAAAAAAGGGGGAAACAATTATGGAATCATTAATGCTAGCATGGGGTGAAAACCAAGCATGGTGGGGAACAGCTTGTTCTATTGTTGTAATTGCTAATGCAATCACGATGGCATTGAAAGATGAATATGCTGAAAAATTACCTATTATTGGTAAAATCTGGCCTATTATGAACTGGTTGGCACTTAACGTACATCATAATAAAAATAAATAATTATTTTAGTATATGGGGGTGTTTCCCCCATATATTTTTTTGAAAGGAAAAAATAATGGATAAAGGAATAATTGGTGGATTGATGGGCGAGACTGGTACTGTTATTACCAAAGATGGTGGATATAATTTTAATATTAGAGTAGTTGATGGTATAATAAAAAATGGTCAAGAAGTAGAGTTTGAAGTAGAAGGAAATGCTATTAAAACTATTTATGGTGAAGGTTCAAAAAAACCAACAAATACACCTCAACCAAAAATAGTACCTAAACCTGCTCCAGTTGCAGCACCTAAACCTGCTCCAGTTGCAGCATCTAAACCTAAATCTTTAGCAGATACATTCAAGAAAAAAGAAGATACTGCAAAAACAGATAATAGG